CGTCAACTATATGTAGAAACCGTTCTTGATGGCGTTGGTTCGTGTGTTTTTATGTCCAATACAAGGAAGGCCACACCAGAAGATATCCTTCGTTTTAATTCCCTTCCCTGCGCCCACGATACATGTAAGGAACAACTTGTGTACGATACCCCAGGTTTTATTTGGGATTTCCGTTATTGTGCTGTTTGTAATACTTTTCTTGGGGGTGTATAAATGTTATATGCAATTTGTGGTAATAAAAGACACGGAAAAGATTCCATCGCTGATGTCTTGGTAAAACACCACCAGTTCCGTAAAGACAGCTTTGCTCGCCCCATGAAGGAAGCTTGCTCCATCATCTTCGGATGGGATCTTGATTTTATGGAGAAACATAAAGAAGACATTGACCCCTCCTTTGGCATCTCACCCAGGCAAGCACTCATGCTCCTTGGTACCGAATTCGGGCAACACATGCTCTGCGAGAAATATCCTCAATTCAAAGAGATTACAGGAAGAAAGCTGTGGGCAAAACGAGTACTTGCTTCCTATAATTGTCAGGCCAGCAATAAACGCCTCGTCATCTCTGATCTTCGCTTCCCCCATGAAGCTGAGGTTGTACGAGAAAAGGGAGGGAAGATCATCAGAGTGTATCGCTATTCATGGCCGGTGGATCTTTCACACGAAAGTGAATCTGCTGTCGAGGATGTTCGATTTGATTATTTTATTCCTAATAATGGATCTCTTGCAGATTTAGAGATGAATGTGCTCAATCTTATCCCTGTATGATAACTTTTGATGGCATCCAGTTCTTCAAAGACTTTCACATCCGCTACACGACGCACAGCCCGAACGTCTCTCATGGCTGGGCAGGAACTCCTTGCCCTTTTTGTAATGACCGCTCTGATCACCTGGGGCTCCACATTCAGACGGGAGCCATGAACTGCTGGAAATGCGGGAAACACTCCGCCCTGGATTATGTAAAGACTGTACTGAAGGTTCCGGCTGGAGAAGCTAAATCCTTATATAGTAGATATTTAACACATTCTCTTAAACGAGACTCTGAAGTAAAAACGAAAGCCTCCTCTATTTTGCTCCCCTCTCCGAACGTATTTACTTATGCTGAAACGAATTACATGAAGGCAAGATCCATAACTCCTTCCCATATAAAGACTTACGATTTGCGGGGCGGAGGAATCGTCGGAGACTGGGCCTATCGCATCGTAATTCCTGTCTACTACAATAATTACGTGATTTCAGCCACGGCGCGGAGTATTGTGGAGGGAGTACGGCCCAAGTACAAATCGTTAAGTAACTCCTTATCTATTATAGACTTAAAGCATGTCTTCCTCGGGCTGGATCTCGTGGAGGGAAAGACTGTTGCTGTGGTGGAGGGTCCGCTGGATGCGATTCGCGGAGGGCCTGGATTCATTTCCTCATTTGGTGCTTCCCTGTCTGAAGAACAGTTGCTTTTGCTCCGGGAATTCGATACTATATATTTTGTACGGGACTCTGATGAGGCTGGGGAGCAGTTTGTAGAGGAAGCATATAAGCTGTCTGCAATCTGCACCCGGAATATTGAGGTGGTACAGCTTGAAGAGGCAAAGGACGTAGGAGCAATGAAGGATGATGCGATTTTGGAATTGAGGAAGGAGTTGGGGCTATGAAAGGCGGCAAACGGCTAACGGAGGAGGAGCTTCGCGCGGCTCTTCACGAAAAACGGCTACATGATATCACGTCAAGCGCGCTCGACATTCTAGCGGCTTCAACGTGTTCGAGCCGCGACGAAATTATCGATCACCTTACCGGCTATTTATGGGACGAGGAAGAAGCTGGAACGTTGAAGGGGCGCGACGACGCGCCCGAGTACTGCACGTGCGGGCATGCTCACGGGATGCACAGCGCGAATGTATGGGCATGCGATGATTGCGGCAAGCCCGTGAAGGGGGAGTGATATGTCGTGCTGGACAAAGCCTGAACTGGAAAACATGCTTGAAGATGTTGTCAACGCGCTCGATTTATCTGACGGGATGATTGAGACGCATGGCCCACTTGGCACTAGTCCCGCAGAGCTTGTGCGACTAGTACTGGCGAGAAAAGATAAAGAGATTGAATTACTAAAGCGAGGTTTTGTATGTCTAAAACAAAGCATTTGAAGCCTTGGTATGGCTGTAGTGTGTGTTTATATAAACCAGAACAAGACATCCAGCAATCCACAAAAGACTGGGCTGTTTTTGAATGTGGCCCATGCCCAAAATGCGGCAAGCAAATGGGGGTTAACGTCGAATCAGCCGCCGCCTATCTCGAACACGACAAGGAGAAACCCGATGCCTAACCCCACACGCGACGAGATAAAGCAGGCGGCGGAAAGCATCATCGTTATGCATGACAATCATGTCCGATGGGACATCAAGGATTTTTATTACGGCGAAAGAAGCAACGCGGCGAAAGTCGCCCGTGCCTATCTCGCCCTCCGCGAGCAGGTGGACGCGGTCATGCATGAGCTAGAAGAATGTCGTAGCGGTGAGTGCTATTGTTTAGAGCGCGCGCAAGCCGCCATCAAGGCGATAGAGGAGGGACAGGGATGATCAGATACATATTAAAGGCGAATAATTTTGCCGAAGCGGCAAACGTTGGTGGTTTGGCAATAGAAACCCTCAAGACAATTGACGGGGACGCGAAAGCGGTAGAAGCGTGGCTACGCGAAGAAATCCGCTGGGAGGTTCGGTCATTCGTAGGAATAGAATTGATTCCCGAGGAGGATAGATAGATGGACGCGAAAGAGCTTTATTCGCAAATCGAGGACATCATCGGGGAGGCGTTAAGGCCGGAGATAATTAGGCATTACACCGTCGAAGAAGCGCGGGTGAAATGTATAGCCCTCATCTCCTCCGCCCTCTCCGCTCAGGCCGCCGAGGTGGAGCGGCTAAAAGCCGAATGCGAAGTGGTGTGCGCGATATATAAAAAATATCGGGGGAACTGCCAGGAATTGAGATCGCATCTTTACGCGGAGTGGTTTAAGGATCACGATAAAGCCCTCCTCCCGCCAGACATACAGAAGGTGAAGCCGTGATTGCATCATTCATCTATCTGGTCGGAATCATAGGAGGCGTTGTTCTTGGTGCCCTGATCCAAGGATCAATAGATGAAGACAAAATAATGAGGGCTTACCGTCAAGGTGAAAACAAGGGTTGGAATGATCGCGATAGTATTTGCTTTCATGAGGGAGATATATGGGTGCATGTAGAAGGCGAGATAAAAAGAAAGATTCCTTAGAAGCATGGGAATGCCCAGAATGTAATTACATCATTACAGATGTAGAATACCAAGCCCTTCGCTTTGATTATGGCTGCCCAAGATGTAAAAACCCTTTCAGACATTTTCATTCATCACACGTATTTGATTCATTGCAGGAGGGAGAGCATGACCAAAGAAAGAGTATATGAGCTTCTTGAAAACGCGAAGGCATCTATCCAAGTAGAGATAGATGATATCATTATAGCGCGCTGCTCTATAGAGGCAGAAAAGATCGGAGTCCCTGTTGAGGATTATATCTCTGCGCTTGTAGTTCAAAATATGAGGTTAAACATTGCCCAAGATAGTAGAGCAACATAGCGAGAAGGAATTCCGTCTCATATTCAACGGTCCTCATTTCAAGGAAGCCCTTCCTTTCGTCAAAGGAATTGAGGGGCGTATCTTTCATAATGATGGGAAGTTTTGGACGGTGCCGATCTCTCCACAGATCATTCAGAAACTCAAACAGAATAGATGGGCGTTCAAGGACGATGCACGTGAACTAGCCTACGGCCCAGATCCCGATAAGGATAAACCTGAAGACCTAGCCATCCGCGAGATCCCTGTAGCTGGGATTGATGAAACACGACTTAATAAGAAGCTGCGCCCCTATCAAGTCCTGGCTGTGAAGCAGGTTTGTGGGCTCGATGGAAGGGCAATTGTCTCTTTCCCCCCTGGGTGTGGAAAGACTGCTGTAGCTGCCTCCTATTTCCGTGTGCGACTGGAAGATGCCCCCGTGCTCGTCATCTGCCCTGCGTTCCTGAAGATTCACTGGAAGCGCGAGATGATGGAATGGGGAGGGCTCGGATCTCATATCTGTGGTGGAAGGAAACCCTATCGCCCCCCCGTCAAGATGCCATGCTGGATAATAAACTACGACCTCCTTCAATACTGGCAGACTGAACTGATTTTTCAGAAGTTCAAGACGATTATCATTGATGAATGCCAAATGGTTTCCAATCATGAAACAGCACGAACAGATAGTATGCTCCAAATAGCGAAGCATACCCCCCATATCATTGCCGTTTCTGGGACACCTATAAAGAATAGACCGAAGGAGTTTTTCACTATCCTGCATTTGCTGTATCCAGATTTGTTTCCTAATCGCTATCGGTTTTATCACCGCTGGTGCGACCCCCAGTACGGATATAATGGGTTGGAATTCAAGGGCGCTACGCATGTCGAAGAGCTTCATGCAAAGATATCTGGCTTCATGATCAGAAAGGAAAAAGCTGAGTTACTTCCAGAACTTCCACCAAAGAAACGATATGTCATACCTATGGAGCTTTCGCAGCCAGAGGCATATAAGCAAGCAGAGGCAGAGATTGAATTACTCATCAAGCAGAACAAGAGGAAAGAGGCGCATGATGCTCTTATGGAGCTTTCCAATACTGCATTCCCATTCAAGAAAGATTCCGTGCTTGCTTGGATAGATGATTGGCTTGAGAAGAATCCCGATGAGAGCTTAGTTATAATGGTGTATCATCATGCCGTTATAGATTATTTGAAGGAGCACTATGCAGATGCAATTGTTATTGATGGGCGTCGGTCTGCTGAGAAGCGACAATATCTCGTTGATGAATTTCAAGAAGGAAAGAAACGAATATTGATCGGGCAGATTCAAGCCGCTGGTATTGGCTTCACGATGACTAAGGCATCGACGATGGTAGTGGCTGAGGTATGTTATGTGCCAGGAGACTTGGAGCAGATGGAAGACAGGGAATTAAGGTTAGGGCAGCTTGCCGATGAGGTCTCTATTTATTATCTTGTGGGGGAAGGAACAATTGAGGATGCAATGTTGAATAGTGTAGAAAGAAAGACGAACAGCTTGTCACGGATTCTTGATGGCAAAGGTGCTACGTTTTTTGGGGAGAAAAGATGATACCAGATCATGAATGCCATGCTTTTAATTTCAAAACACTTGTGATTAGACAGAAACACAAAAGAAAAATGGATTGGAAGAAGCTCAAGCGAGAACCAAAATATGAAGCAGTCTGGCAAAGGACGTGCTCCATCTGTGGGAAGATATTAGAAGAAGGGCCAGTTCCTGAATTAGTTGGATGGACTGTTGATTGGAGTTGGATTTGATCCGAGAAAAGATTGACGCATCACGGGAGAGAGAAATAATTCTCTATTCCATAGTTTCTACAGAATACCTTTCTCAGATCAGAAAGTATGCGAAGGCAGAACTATTCAAATCCCCCTATGCGAAGGTTGTGTGGGGGTGGATCGCATCCTATTTTGATGAATACAATGCAGCACCGAACAAAGACATTCAGACCATCTACACCACGCGGAAGCTAGAGATTCCAGAGGAAGAAGACGAAGAGATTCTAGCTACCTTCCTCCAAAGCCTCTCCGATTCTGATGTCACCATACAGAACATAGGATACTCGGCAGATCAAGCAATCACATGGCTAAATGTTCGCGCGCAGGAAAATCTTATAGATGACCTAAAGGAAGCAGTCTCTCGAAAAGATGTTGCTTCCGGTAACGAGATCATTGCTCAGTATGCTGCTATAGAAAAGCACCAGGCAAAAGGCGTAGATATATTAACCGATGTGAATAGGGCTATGGCGGCCTTTGGGGAAGAAGAGGAAAGCTTATTTTCTTTCCCTGGCGCTGTCGGCTGCACTATGGGTGAATTTCGCAGAACTGATTTTGTTGCATTTCAGGCATATATCAAAACTGGGAAGACAAGATGGCTCTGGGAGTCTGCACGTGAAGCTGTGTTTGCATCGAACAAAGTATTATTTATTTCTCTGGAAATGCCTGAGAAACATATGCTTAAATGGGCGTGGCGCTCTTTTGCTAAAAAACCAAAGAGAACACAAACAGTTCGCATTCCATACTTTGTAGAAAGTGATCTCTCTACGGAAGAAAGCAAGAAGTACACAATAGACTATGAAGAGAAAGAGGTGCAAGGCTTTACCGCAGACGCACTTTGGTTTGAACAGTGGCTAAAGAAATTCAAAATGTATTTTAGGGGTGGGGATGTCCGTTTGTGTTCTATGCCCTCTCGTTCTGTGACTGTTTCAGATATAGAGATTTATATGAATAATCTGGAGTTCTATGATAAATGGATTCCTGATGTGGTTGTTATCGATTATGCGGATCTTATTGCATCTAAACTCCGTGGTGAGTATCGGCACCAGCTTGATGATATCTGGGCAAATTTACGGAGACTTGCCCTTCAGCGCAATATCTGTGTTATCACCGCTTCTCAATCTGGTCGCAGCGCATCTAAAGGAGAAAGCACAGATGCGAACATTGCAGAGGATATAAGAAAAGCAGCACACGTAACAAAACTTTTGGCTATTAACGCCACTGCCGAAGAAAAAGCTAAGGGGATATTCCGTATTGCTCAATTGGCTGAGCGTGATGATGCACGACATTTTGAGCAGAGCCTTGTACTCTCTTGCTTGGACTTAGGACAAGTTTGCTTGGACAGCCGATTCCTTTCACACGTGGAGCAGAAATAATGGACTACTACAAGCAAATGTTCGTACTCACGCTGGTCTCTACCATATTCATTGGCACAAATCTACTCTGTACCGTTACGAATCTCATATTAACAATCCTGGGGGCGCAGTGAATCTCCCCATGTCATTAAATGAAACATCAGCAGCAGATGATATCACAGGGAAGAATGCTTGCCCTATCTGGCTCCGCATTACCGCTATGATGCAAGCCGCTCCTTTTGAAGCAGACCCCATGGAGGATAAACGGAAGAGCGTAGAGGCTGCTCGTTTTACTGCGCTGATGCACTCAGAGAAGCATCGGGTAAAGAAGAATTCATTCCGTGTGTGGGTGACATTTCGTCATATCTTTTACGAGTGTGCTACCATAGTTGCGTTTGCCCGGCTTATCCTGGGAGTGAAGGGCTCTATGAGGGGCAAAAGCAGCGCCGTGCGGCGGGCCGCGATGCGGGCAAAAAATAATGGTAAACCCTCTTTTACCTATAAAGGGTACACAGGGTACCTGAAGAAGCCAGAGGGCGCAGGGGTGCCTGTGCGTTATGTGGGTATTGACTTTCCTTGAAAAATTGTGTATATTCGTTGACATGAGTATTCGTATAGTCTTATTCGATAAAATTGTATCTATTGCCGAATGGGTGCTTGGGGAGCAGATTCACCCCGAATCCATATGTAACGCTATGAGGCGTTTCAAGAAGAAACATCCTAATCCAGGGAGGCCGGTTTGAAGGTTGTAATTCTCGCGGGTGGTATGGGAACCCGCCTATCAGAGGAAACGAAGGTACTGCCGAAGCCCATGGTGGAGATTGGCGGTAAGCCTATGCTTTGGCATATCATGAATTGGTACGCTGTGCAGGGATTCAATGATTTTATTATATGCTGTGGGTATAAGGGGCATCTCATCAAGGAATATTTCTGGAATGCGTTTCATTCTCATAGAGATTTTTCTTTAAATTTTAATATGAGAGACCCTGTTATGTATATATCCCCTCCTAGCCTTCGTGATTGGAAAGTCTCGTGCGTAGACACAGGGGAAGAGACAATGACAGGGGGGAGGATCATCAATGTTCTCCCCCTTATAGGCAATGAGCCTTTCATGCTTACATATGGCGACGGAGTAAGCGATATTAGTCTGAACCAACTTATGCTCTTTCATGAAGAACACAAAGCTATGGTAACCATGACCGCTGTGCGTAGCCCTGCCCGTTTTGGTGTACTTCAATTTCCATCAGATGATCCCGCCTTTGTGTCTTCTTTCAGAGAAAAGCCCGTTGGATCAGATACCGACTGGGTAAATGGCGGATTCTTTATTGTAGAAAAGTTTCCTTTATTTCTTATTTCTGGTAAAGAGAAAGATGTAATCTGGGAGAAAGATATTCTGCCTAAGCTCGTCCAATTAGGTAAACTCGCCGCGTATAAGCACGAAGGATTCTGGAAGTGTATGGACTACTACAAAGACAAACAGGAGCTTGAAGAGATGTATAAGGAGAAAGGTCATATCTATGGTTGATCTGAAGATCAGGGATTACGTAATCAACGACATCGAAGCAGTCATCTTCGATAAAGATGGCACTCTTATGGACGCGAACATTTGGTGGTGTGAGATCATCAAGCGCCGCGCCTGGGCCATCGTGCAGAAGTATCATATGCTCTTCGAGGACGCACATGATATTATGTTCCGCATGGGATGGCGGGAAGGCAATAAGCTTGCTCCTAGCGGCCCTGTGGGGCTGATGGGGAGAAAAGAAGTCATCTGGCATGTTCGCCAATACCTCCGTTTACGCTATGAGCTAGTGGTATCAAGTGGGGAACTCGAAGTGCTTTTCGATGAGATTCACACCGCTTTCCTCCGTGAACGCCATGTCTTCACCAAGCCCCTCCCTGGTGCTATTGATTTGATTAAAAATCTCCATGCCCGTCATGTAAAGATCGCCATCGTTACGAATGACACCGCTCTAAATACTGTAGCATTCCTACGTGATTACGGAATTGCGGATGCAGTGGGTGTGGTTCTTGGGCAAGAGAATATGAGTTCAGCGAAGGACACAGGAGATCCCGCCAGGAGAGTACTTCAGGCGCTTGATGTTCCCTTTGATCGCGCCCTCGTTATCGGTGATGCTCCTATAGACATTAGGATGGCCATCAACTGCCCTGTCGCCGCTGGTGTCGCTGTCGCTACAGGGCAAACAGGTGCACAGGATCTAGTTAGATTCACTCCTTACGTGATTTCCTCTCTGAATGAAATATCCATCGGCAAGGAGATAGTGTAATGCTTCTAGATTATCTTGAGGAGAATAAAAATGGGCAGATCATAAAGATCGCCTGTGGGGCGGGAACGCAAGATCCGCTTTACATAGAGAACTTCGTCAGAATATATGCAATGGCAGGTGTTCGGTTCTTCGATATCTCCGCTCATCAATCCTCTGTTGACGCCGCGCGGAGAGGAATCGAGAAAGCCAATGTAAAGCACGATGTCTATCTGAATGTGAGCATAGGAATCCCTGGTGATCCCCATGCAGATAAAGCAAAAGTGGTTCTATCCAAATGTGTGAATTGCCGCCGATGTCTTCAGATTTGCCCGAACGAAGCCATTGCTCATCACCCTAGTAGTTGCTCTGTAATTTATGCTCGTTGTGTTGGTTGTGGGAAATGCCAGACTGTTTGCCCTTTTGATGCCATCACCATGTACTCCGAGGCGAAACCAGCGGCAGAAGTTATTCCTGCGCTCACAGGGATCGATGCGGTAGAGCTACACATGGAAGGGGACATCAAGTACGGTATCGGACAATGGGCTGAGCTAGAGAAATGCTATTCAGGTCCGTTGAGTGTTCATATCAACCGCAGGGCGTGTGGAGATAAAGAACTTCTCGAAACGCTTCATACTCTTATTGATCATCGCGCTCCTTGGACTACAATGATCCAGGCTGATGGTATGTCTATGCGTGGCGGGGATGGAGTGAATACCACGCTCCAAGCGATAGCCATTATGCAAATAATTGAGGCAGAACATTTCTCTGCTTATACTATCGCATCTGGTGGAACGAATCTATATACACCATACTATATGCGAGAGTTTGATATTCCTTTTGGTGGTGTGGCTTATGGAACCTATGCAAGGACATTAGTGAGAGATTTCTTGTGTAAAGAAGATCCTTTTATGAACCAAGAAGCAGTTAGGGCTACTATGCACAGGATTTTCCTGGCTATTGAAGAGATTGAAGAGGCATAGGCGTGTTAATAGATTGTACCATGCGCGACGGGGGATTCATAAATGGCTGGAACTTCTCTGAATTCCAATTCCGTGAGATGCTGCGAGCAGCAGTAGAGGCGAAAGTCGATTACTTTGAGGTAGGATATAGGAATGGATTAACGGGCAGCGGTATTTTCTATATCTGCTATGATCCTACTATTAGCTACCTCACGCACACGATTAACCTTGGGAAAACGAAACTGCTTGTGATGGCTGACGCGGGAAAATCATCCTTGCGCTATTTCATTCCCGCTGTCTATTCCGTATTCAAGGGCGTCCGTGTTGCTTTCTACCCACACGAGATAGACAAAGGACTTCGCCTTGCTGGGGGATTACTGCATCTAGGCTATGAAGTGTTTCTGAATCCCATGATCACCTCACATCTACGAGAGGAACACTGGCAGGAACTTCGACAATGGGATGACCTGAAGCGCATCAAGGCGATATACATTGCTGATAGTTTCGGCTCTTTCCTTCCGGGGGATGTACGGAATCTAATTGCACATGCTCTTTCTCTAGGCGTTGATGTTGGGTTCCATGGGCATAACAATCTACAGATGGCTGTGGCGAATTCCATCCTCGCGTATCAGTGTGGTGCCAATTACCTTGATGGAACTATTCGTGGGATGGGGAGGGGTGCGGGTAATGCACCTATAGAGATCCTTACTGGAATCGCGCCTGGATATAATCATATCCCATACTGCACATACATTGATGAGCACATGCCAAGTAAGAATGAGTGGGGGGCCTTCCCCAAGTATGTCGTGGGCGGTTTGGAAGGTATCCATCCGTATTATATGGACGACCTAAAGAAGCTAGGACTTCCTTATACTGAAGCAAGAAAGATGAGCGAAGATCCCATGATGATTCCTCATTATGATCCTTCCTGGTATCCTAAGTATCGAGAGCGCAATATAGAGGAGCGAAGATGACTGTAGCAGAGTATGTGATTAACCGCATCTCACAGGAAGTAACTGATGTGTTTGGTGTGGTAGGTGGGGGATCTATGTATCTCTTCGATGCCCTTGCCCGGCACTCACAGCTCAGATACATTGCCTGTCACCATGAACAGGCAGCAGCTATGGCTGCTGAGGGCTATTCACGGATCGCTGGTTTCGGTGTCTGCCTCGTCTCTACTGGCCCCGCTGCCACGAACACCCTCACAGGAGTCGCGTGTGCTTTTATGGACTCTATTCCTATGCTCGTGATCACAGGGCAAGCAAACTCACATACCCTCATCAAGAGGAAGGAAGAGCGGCAGAACGGAGTGCATGAAGTGGATATCGAAAGCATAGCGAGGCCCATCACGAAGCTCGCCTACCGTATTCGTTCTGTAGAAGAGGTCAAGTCCTATCTTGATTACGCGATCACCTTGGCGAAGGGAGGGAGGCCCGGTCCTGTGCTTATTGACATCCCCCTCGACATTCAGAATTCTGAGTATGTCGCTAAGGATATGTTCTTCGCTTCATACAAGGATAAGGAAGCTTCCTATGAAGAGATCGAGAATTGCCTGACACTCTTAATAGAAGCACAGCGCCCTGTTATCGTGCTCGGGCATGGTGTGCGTATGGCGAACATTAGTCATGTCTTACTCGATTTTGCTGAGCGGTTCCAAATCCCCATTGTCACTACCAAGATGGGGTTTGATATGGTTCCCTATACGCATCCTTGCCATATAGGTATGATCGGGAACTATGGGACCATCGCAGGGAATAAGGCAGTACAGCAAGCGGATCTCCTTCTCATGTTGGGTACGAGGCTAACTGCAGCTACTACCGGATATAATAGGGAGGCCTTCGCCCCTGATGCGGTGAAGGTACTTGTGGATATCGATGAGGTTGCGCTGAAGCAGTCGTGCAATAATATTTCTATCGATCTGCCTATACAATCCTCTGTATTCTCTTTCGTCATCGATCTACTCGCTAATATTGAAGGCATCGAAGCGTTCCCCACTTGGCTAAAGAAGTGTAGGGATGAACGAGAAGCACATCCTACGGTGAAGAAGGAATGGTATGATCAAAAATATATAAATCCTTATTGCTTCTATGAAATGCTTGCTGAGGTTGTGGGGGATGATGCCATCGTAATCTCTGACCAGGGCGCTTCCTTCTATGCAATGACAACGGCCTTCAGGGTTAAGGCGGGGCAGAGGGTGTTCACAAACGGCGGCTTCTCCCCTATGGGGTATGGTCTACCCGCTGCAATAGGAGCAGCTATTGCTGCCCCCCATCGCCCAGTATATTGTATTCATGGTGATGGAGGCCTTCAACTTAATATCCAGGAGCTTTCCACTCTGGCTCACTACTTCCCGAATCTGAAGCTTTTTGTCTTCGAGAATGACGGATATGTCAGTCTCAAGAACACCCAGGATCAGTATTTCGAGGGTCGGTACATAGGGAGTGACAACAGGGATCTACTGCTCGCTGGTCTAACTTCCTCGGCTGGATTCTTCGGCGTATTGAGTGCTAAGATAATTGCAGACCATGAGGATCTAAGAGGACGCCTGAAGGCAATACTATCCTGCGAAGGGCCTTTCATTATCCCTTTGAATTGCAATCCCCATCAGCCCTTCACTCCGCGTGTGGCGTCGTACAAGGATGAGCAAGGGGTTCTGCAATCACCCTCTCTAGAAAATATGAAGGAGTTTGAATGAATATCCTAGTAACCGGGGGCTCTGGTTGTATCGGAAGTGCGATGGTTCGAATACTTTCGAAGACGCATACTGTCTTTGCTCCTTCTCACGCTGAACTAGATACATGCCAAGCTATTTTGCCATATGTAGTTGTGAATAACATACAATGTATTGTTCATGCGGCATTGAATGATGAGGATGAACCAAAAGCCTATACAGAAAATGTGATAGGTATAGATTCTGTGTTGCAGTGTGCTCCGGTGGTTAATAGAATCTTTTTGTTTAATTCCGGGATAGTGTATAATGAGTCTTACGCAAAAGAACATGCCTTGGATTACATGTACTATATCAAATCCAAAAGAGCACAGATGAGCTATGTGTGTTCACTTCCCCCTGATCTTTATGTTAAAGTAAAAACCATAGTGCTTTGTGGGGTATATGGGCCTAGAGAGAGGGGAGATCGTTTTTTCTCTAGTATGATAGATGCGGCTTTGCATGGAACTACCATGAAAGTAAAAGAAAATAGACAATTCTACTTTAGCTATACTGACGATATTGCAAAAGTAGTTCGAGACTGCCTTTTAGAACAAGATCCTTGTGCGAACTATCCCCAGATCGGCGTTTTGGGCGAGGCGAATCATCTTTTGGCTTTTGCTAGATATATTCGTGATGCGGTGGGGCCATTATTTCCTCATAAACCCTCGCTAGTCTATCTGGAAAACCCAGAATATAAATTCTCATATCGGATAGATGGAGTAAGGATGTTAGAACCCATAGAAGGGGTCACACCATTAAGAGAAGGAATACAGGCCATATATAAGGAGATGGTTAATGAAATATAATTTTAGGGTGTACATCCCTTTTGCGGAGAACATCCCCCTGCTGAACGAATGTATCGATAGCCTCATCCCTCAGTTACAGGAGTTCTCAGAGTGGGGCGAGCTGAATGACACGTGGATGGGGTCCAAAAAGATTGTTGTAATCAACAACTCCCCCGATAATAGTATTAGTCATCTTCTACATCACACTGAAGCTGTCGATGTTTGGCGTCTTCCTTTTGTCCTCTCACATGCGGATGAGGGAAACTGGATGATTGCAGATGCTTTGAATTCCGGGCAGCCTTTCTGTATGACCATTCACACTGATGCCTCTCTGCTCCCAGGTGCTATGGAATGGCTTCTGAAGAAGTATGAAGATGTGAAGGATTCCAAGTGGTCTGTGCTTATGAGCCCCCATGGCGGTCATATTTTCTGTGCATACAACGTAGAATTCTTCAAGCAAGAGCAGGTCTGGTTCGATCCCTTCCTGTTCCCATTCTACTTTATGGACAATCACATGGGAAGAATCATGATGCTCAGAGGTTGGAAGGAATATCTTGCCGATAATCCAACGAGGCTCGTAAACCATAAGAGTTCTCACTTCTTGAAAGAGAATCCCATCTTCTGCCAGAAGAATAATATTGCATTCAAACACCACGGAGCCATCTACTCTGAGATATGGCAAGGCCCTCCTGGACATGAGCGCTCCGCTGACATCTATGCGAACGGAACTCTCCCGAAGAAGGATGCGTAGTGGTTTACGATTACATTTATTTTCATGACGAATTGGATCTCCTCGATGCTCGTCTACATGAGCTGAATGATGTAGTTGATAAGTTCATCATCGTAGAATTCTCAACCACAGTGACAGGGAAGAAACAACCGCTATACTACGAGCAGAACAAGGAACGGTTCAAGGAGTTTCACGACAAGATTATTCATTATGTATGGACAGCGATTCCAAAGGAAAAGGAGTATGGTCTAGGCGTGTACAGGGATAGACTGAACCAAGCATTGTTCCGTGTAGGAATTCCATTTGCCCCTGATGACATCATTCTCATTGTAGATCCCGATGTCATATTGAAGAAAGAAACAGTAGAGGAAGTGATTGCAAGCCCCGAAATAGACACTGGCGATGTTCAGTTTATTTGTCATTGGTTTGCTTACTATATGAACATGCTTTACTCCTGGAATAGTTATGGTTTCTGTAGTGCTGTGAAATTTAAGAACATAGGGAAGCTTGCGAAGGGAGAGCGTCCTATATCAAAGCAGATCCCCTCTGCTGGTTATCATTTCTCCAAGCTGGGTGGGGCAGTGCGTATACTGCAGAATCTGGATGGGTATCCCCATCAGGATATGAATATCCCCGCTGTTCGCGCTAATATGGCGCAGAAGGTGCAGGATGGTGTTCGCTGGGATGATTGTGGAAGAGGAGGGGCTACTCTGATTGAGTTGCACTACGATGCTTCTGAATATCCAACTTATATTATAGAGCATCCTGAAATCTATGCTCAGTATTTCAAAAGGGGGATGAATGCTTAGGTTAGGAAATCCACATTCATTTGTCGATCTTGCAAACCGCGTGTCAATGGGCAAAGGGCAAGACATATATGGAGTGGAGAAAGATATAAATTGGTGGAAGGACACATTACTCGCGGAACACTCTTCTTTAGAATTCGCTGACTTCTTTTGGATGGAGCTTCTTGATGGGAGGGCAATTTCTCATCTCGTGCGTCATACGAAAGGGCACCCACGGCATGTGGTACAATCACAACGAGAGGACTGGACAGGTAAGACACGCCCTCCTGCTGAAACGAAACGCTGGTATGTGAGTAAGTGGACCCCCTACGCATGGATAGAGATGTGCAAGCAGCGCCTGTGCCACAAGACAGCAGAATATACGCGGGATGCCGTTATGGCCGTGCGAGAAGAGATGCTGAAGAGCGGGGTTCCCTTCTTCAAAGGTATTGCATGGGCTTCTGTGCCTATGTGCGTTTATCGTGGGGGATGCCCTTATAAAAAGTCTTGTGGATTCTACTCGCGCAGGGGGAGATTCCAGGAAGGTGTAAAGGAGAGATATGACACATTCACTGATCTACAACGCTTATATCCCTGATGCTTATCTCGTGCCTTATGGAGAGATAGGGGCGGCGGCAGTACTAATAAGTACCAAAGAGTTTCCTGACACTGTGTACGTACGGATAGAACAGCGAGCCCCTAAGATAGTGCCAGGACCAGAACTTGCTGCAATGATTATAGGAGCTTGTGTTAATCACCATTATATTGTCGAGTATAATGATACAGCAGTGCGGGAAGCACAACATGTAACTAAACTACTAGAAATGATAGAAGGAGTATGTGTATAATGGAAAAACGAAAAGTGCTTGTTCTCTCTGATGCAAGCTGTGGATTCACTGGATTCTCAATGGTAGCCTTTAATATTCTGAAGGATATTGAGGCGACGGGGCTATATGAAATTGTGCAGGTTGGAATCAATTACGATGGCTCGGGATACGACAATACCAAAATCCCGTATAAGATCCTCCCCGCTACTTCTGGTATAGATCCTCGATATAAGGATGTGTATGGACGCTCACGGTTCCTGGACATCCTCTCTTCTGGAACTGTTGATATTGCCTTTATCCTTCAGGATATGGCAGTCACTGCTTCCTTCATGGAGGACATGCAGAAGGTATATGAGAAGCTACCCAAGGATAAGAAGTTCACATCCATCTTCTACTTCCCTGTTGATTCCGCTCTTCAGACGAAGCGGAAGTGGGTAGTTGACTCTGTATCGAAAATTGATTACCCTGTAGTGTATACAGAGTTTGGTAAGAAAGAAGTTGAGCAGTTCGACCCGGAGCTTTCTAAACGATTGGCTGTCTGCCCGCATGGCGTTGATACTTCTGTTTTTTATCCCATGGACAAAGATAAAGTAGAGATAGCAAAGACACAGATTTTTAAGGGAGTGAATCTTAACGACCGTTTCATCGTCTTGAATCTAAATAGGAACCAGATCAGGAAAGACTATGTAAAGACGTTCAAGACCATTGCAGAATTAAAGAAGTTTATCCCGAACGTTCTTCTCATCGCGTTTGCTGCGCGTAGGGATCAGGGCGGGGATCTTGTAGAGATCGCTGAGCAATGTGGATTGAAGGCTGGTGTTGACTGGGTGGGGCCAGCCCATTATGATAGCGCGAATGGTGTTCCTGTCGAAGCCATTAACGCTGTGTATAATATGGCTGATTGTGTCTTCAGCTCCACTGTTGGAGAGGGCTGGGGGCTGAGCAGTACAGAAGGTATGGCCTGTAGGAAGCCGTGTGTATTCCCAGATAACACTTCACTTACTGAAATCTTTGGTGGGGATGGTATTCGGGGAAGACTTGTTGCATCGGGTAATACCCCAGATAATTTCGTGTGCTATGGTGTGAATGATTCCTCTCTTGTGCGCCCGACCATCAGTGTTTTTGATGCCAGGAATAAGCTTGAATGGGTGTATAAGGGGGGCAAGGAAGTTGAGGAAATGACTGAGCGGGGATACACCTGGGCCAAAGAGCATGATTGGCGTATCGTAAATAAATTCTGGATTGAAAGGTTTGATAAGGCCTATGCCCGGACGCTCCGTACCCGCAACTCCTAAGAAAGTTTTTTATGGAGGGAAGCCTGGACGCCCAAAGGGGGTGAAGGGGGTAGCGCGCCCTGTGGGCTCAGATACCTCTGCCCCCCTTGTGCGTGAGTTTGAGCTTGCGCGAGAGGTATATAAAAATACGGACCTGCCCATGTGGGTAATTAAAAAAGTAATGAGTACCTTCTTTGCCGTGCTGATAAAGATGCTTAAAGAAGGTAAGTTCATTCATATTGCAAAAATAGGATCATTTGCTCCATATAGGATGGGAGACAGGGGATGGCAGCGGGCAAATCGTGAGCCAACTCGCACCTATCTCCATTATAAATGGAAGGTAGGTAAGAGTCTGAAGGAAGATATACGTCAAGCAACGACAAAGGAGAAAGACGATGATAGTAGAGACGTTCAAGATCAGGATAACGACGACATGGGGAACTCTGCTTAAAATACTGTTCATGGCAGTGTTCAAGAAGAGGCTGGGGAAGAATAAGATCAGCATCGAAGATCAGCTTGCCCCGCTAGGCGGGCTCTGGGCTCAACCAGAGGACTAGGATGATTATTTCTGTAGAATCAGAAGTATATGTGCGTGGGTATTGTGATGAATGCGAGAGAGAATTCGTCTTTGGGCCAGTCACACTCCATACAGATAAGATTGGTTCACTGGCGCAGAGTGTTATAAGCGCCTTAGCTTCTAAGGGACTGAATATACAAGAGGATGGAACATGGAAATGTTGGGGATGTATAGCAAATGAAGATTCAGAGAGAGGAATTACAGAAGAAACTCCGAGCATGTAAGCCTGGAATAGAAGCGAATACTGTTTCTCTCGATGGAATGGATTGCTTCATTTTCAAAAACCAGCGGCTCTATACCTACAATGGATACGTCTCTGTGTCTGTTCCGACTGATTATCCTTTCGAGTGTGTAATTGCAGCGGATGAGTTCATGAAGCTGATTAGCGCATTCAAGGGAAAAGAGATTGAGATAGAGACGAAAGATTCTAGCCTCGTCCTTACCTGTGGAAAAGCCACAGCCTCTATCAAGTTCATGTCCGAGTCTATCTATAAGCAGATCCTTATTATCACCCCCAAGGAGCCGCAGTGGAAGCCGATCCCCGAAGGATTCGCTGAAAGTCTATCCCGGTGCTATATCACAAATATGGAGATGGGTGCCTCAGATAAAGTCGATGGAATCTTCATAGACAAGAATGGGATCTTTTCTACTGACCGTGTTGTGATCAACTATGCTAAGCTCTATGAGCACATGGAGCGTATTTGGCTTACGAGTAAGGTGGTGAAGGAACTGCTCAAGTTCGATGCCATCGAGGGGTATACGCTCCAAGACAGTTGGGCTATATTCAAATGTGGAGAGGTAATGTTTGCCTGTAGAAAATACATGGATGATCTATATCCCATAGATGTTATCAGGCAAGCAGTCGCGGCGCAGCAGACAAATGGAATGTCTGGTACCCTCCCTTCTGAGTTTACTTTAGCTGTTACGAACTGCCTCATCTTCGGTAAGGAAAAAGAAGGGCACGTATTCATCAATCTAGAATTTCAAAATGATGGTATCAGGGTGTTCTCAGATACTGATAAAGGGAATTACTCTGAGTTTGTACCATGTGCTATAGAAGACTGGACTCATTGCACCTTAGCAATAGAGGGGAGGAGGCTGAAACAGGCGTTCAAACAGGGAGGAGAGTTCTCATTTTATATAGGGTACGTCGATGGAACCCCTACTTCATTTGTTATTAACAGTGGGGAGTGGACTGAGTTATTTTTCGCGTTAAAGGAGTAAACATGAAGTGGTCTTGGAAGTTCGCGTTTGATTTTGGTTGGTATAAGGGGGAGGAATTTTCCCTTATTGATGTAAAGATATGTGAGAAGAGCGAAGGTTTTTTCACCATCCTTTACATCAAGATTTTCAAGTTCGTGATCGCTGCTTATCTCTCTAAGGAGTAATAATGGCTTTTGGTTTCTTCGAGGTTGACACACTTCCCCGCGCCTCTTTTGAAGGCACTATTCATAAGCAAAAGGAACGCAAGGTAACTTGCAACACCTGTAGGCAATATGAACGGTGTACTCATGGGCAGGTTCCTGCTATTGGTAATGGGAATAAGAAGGTACTTGTCATCTCGGGGGATGTAACCAGGGCGGAAGACGATTCTAATAACGAAAGACATGGCGAGCGGTACACATATCTTAAAAAAGCTTTTAGGGCTTGTGGTTTGGATCTTGAAAAGGATTGTTGGTACACCCACGCAATAAAGTGCTACTACAAGAATAAATCCTCTAGAACTATGGTGCATGGTTGTTATAACAAACTCATGGAAGAGATCCAGACCCTTCAGCCCGAGCATATTATCATATTGGATCAAGTGGCGTGGGAAGTTCTTCTGTTTGATAGACTGGGGGGGAGAGCCGCGTACTCATCTCATTATGATTGGTGCGGAGAAGTTATTCCTGACCAGAAGCTAAAGCGTTGGGTGTACCCTATCTATGATCCTACGTGGGTGATGAATGCAGACGACAAGCAAGTAAATAAGTTCACGTTACATTGGCACAAGCAGATTAAGGCAATACGTTTCGATGAACCTGTCCCTGTTTATGAAGCGGAAAAGCAATGCAAGATTATCGACAATGAAGGCATGGCATTTGAGGCCCTTGATGAAATAAACACGTGGCCCGCATTCGCATTCGACTATGAAACCACAGGGATCAAGCCCTTCCGTAAGGGGCATGATATCTGGTATGTGTCCTTCAGTAATGGCGTGATCAGTTATGCCATGCCCTGCTTTAAGAATCCAGATTTCCGTAGAGAATTGAAAAAGGTGCTTGAAAACAAAGCGATAAAGATCGCGCACAATATCACGTTTGAAATGATGTGGTCCGAGCACATCCTGAAGGCCTTTGTGAAGAACGGAAGCCAGGATACTATGATCATGCAGCATTGCCGCCATAACAAAAAACCCACAGGTTTGAAATTCCTTACCTATGCTGTGTATGGGTATCTTGGATATGATGAGGATGTGGATGAATACCTATCATCCTCTGAAGAAGAAAAGAAAGAATATGGAGCGAACGGTATAAATAGTATTCATCTTGCCCCCCCTAAGAAAGCCATGTGTTACAACGCAATGGATTCTTTATTTACATTCTGGCTGTATAAAGACTTGCCAAAAGATATGTCTGATATGTCAGGATATGAATTCTTCATGGAAGCGCAAACAGCACTCTATGAAGCGACCATGAATGGGATTACGCTAGATGAAGAGGAGATGGCTAAGCAGGAAGAACGCCTGACCGCTATTGTTACTCCATTATATGCCCAAATCATGAATCACGACCTGATTGTGAAACAGTGGGACAGCGGATATAAGTTCAATCCTAAATCGGACTTTGACGTTCGTCGTTTGTTATACACCCTTTTGGGGTACACCGTGAATAAACTGACGGACAAGGGTGAACCGTCTGTGGATGAAGAAGCGCTTGAGTTCTACAAAGAGAAGCATGAGATTGTACCTATGCTCCTAGAATACCGCAGATGGAACAAGGCGCTTGGGACATACATCGCACAATACAAGAGAGAAAATAATGATGGGGTGTTGCACTCCTTCTTTCCGTTGAACACAGTTGCTACTTTTCGCGGGAGTAATCGTGATCCGAATATGCAGAACACCCCCGTCCGTGATAAAGAAGTTATGAATACCATTCGTATTCTGCTCAAGCCACGTAAGGGGCATAAGCTGATTGAATACGATTACAAAGCCAACGAGGTTGGTGGTGCTGCTTCACTAAGCGGAGATCCCAATCTTATTCGCTACGTGAGCGATCCTTCCTCAGACATGCATAAGGATGCGGCTGTGGATCTCTTCCTCCTGGAACGTGATAGAATCAACGGTGCACTCCGTAACGTAGCCAAAGGGCCATTCGTCTTCGCAGAATTCTATGGTTCATACTGGGAACTAACGGCCAAGGGCGTCTGGGATGCAATCAACGTGAAAGACCCCATCAAGATTTATGGCGTGGACGTGCTGAAGCACATCAAATCAAAAGGGATTCGCACATATCGTGATTGGGAAGAGCATGTCAAAGAGAACGAACGTATTCTTTGGCAAGAGCGGTTCCCTGTGTACCGTGCATGGCGCGAAACGACATTTGACTTTTTCTGTAAAAATGGGTATGTTGATTATCCTAATGGTTTCCGCTACTGGGGTCCGGCTACGAAGAATGAAGTCCTGAACGCACCTGTCCAAGGCCCTTCCTTTCATTGTATGCTCTGGTCATTCACGAAAACCACAAATGATCTTCTAGATAAGAAGATGGAATCATTTCTCATGGGAGAGGTACATGACTCCATCTTGGCTTCGGTCGATCCCGCAGAGGAGGATTGGATGGATAGAATCGTGTACGAGAATGGAACGCAATTAGTCAGGGAGCGGTTCCCTTGGATTAAGGTTCCACTCATGATCGAGAAAGCAGCTACGAGTGTTGATGAACCGTGGTCGATGAAAAAGACTATTGGATATCTAAAGGGGTGAGTATGGATGAAGAAAAAGCACCAGATTTTTTTGCAGCGGCGAAGGCCAAGCAAGTATATAATGAACTAGAGGCTATGTACTTCACGATGTTCGATGATGGTTTGGCTTCTGGGCAACCAGGGGGTATGACGAAGGCACGACTAAAAGATCACTTCATACAGCAAAGGGAGCTAGGAGATGAAGAAGCAAAATCAATTACAAATCAAATTGATTATATGTTTACACGTTGGCAGTTCATTAGGGG